TGCCTTTCCCTTATATGCCTCTTGGCGGAACTGAAAAGGATCTGATAGTACCGGGCACTCTCCATGATTACATTGGCGGAGCAACTTGTGATCCCGCTGTTACCCCTACTGTGGCACTCAACGTATCAACACTGCCTTACAGGGCTTATCAGATGATATGGAACGAATATTATCGGGATCAGAACCTTCAGGCTAAAGTTGCTTTCAACACAACTTCAACACCTGTAACCGATGGGAATGAAAAAACGGAGCTCTTAACACTGAGGAAAAAGGCTTGGGAGAAGGATTACTTTACGAGTTGCTTGCCGTTCACGCAGAAAGGGTCTCCAGTGAATATACCTGCCGATATCGCTTATAAGGACATTAGCGACGTTATCGACTCACAGACCGAAGGAATACCTTCCGGGCCTTCAACAATCGGTCAGACGGCCGGAAAACTGCAGGTAACAATGGGTGGAAATGACGCCCGAATTGAGAACATCGACGGACTCGAGATTACGATCAACGACTTGCGCCGTGCTAATAAACTTCAGGAATGGTTGGAGAAGAACGCTAGGGGCGGATCTCGCTACATTGAAACCATGCTTGCACACTTCGGCGTCAAGTCCTCAAATAAACTTCTTCAGAGGCCTCAATATCTCGGAGGATCCAAAAACGGAGTTCAGATCTCAGAGGTTCTCTCAAGCTGGGGAACTGAAAGCGGTCTGCCGCTTGGCGAAATGGGAGGCCACGGCGTGGCCGCTGGTACTAACTATTCCTTTAATCACTTCTTCGAGGAACACGGAATTATCCTTTCTTTACTATCTGTAATTCCCAAAACCTCCTACATGCAAGGACAGGCCAAATTTCTCAGCAAGTTCGATAAATTCGAATATGCTTGGCCGTCTTTCGCTCATCTTGGTGAACAGGAAGTTCGTATGAACGAACTATATTTTGATTACACTGCTGGGAACGCTGCACAGATCTTTGGATACCAAAGCAGATACGCCGCATATAAATTCGGGCGTTCAACCGTTCACGGAGACTTCAAAACAACTCTCGATCATTGCCATATGGGAAGAAAGTTTGCAAATCAGCCTGCCTTAAATAGTGACTTCATATCATCAGATCCAACACAGCGCATATTTGCCAACACAGATGAAACAGATCATAAATGTTATGTACATATCTATCACGATATTCGTGCATTTAGGGCTCTTCCGTTATTCGGAACACCGACTTTATAGTAACGGAAAATTAACAGCCCAACTAGACCAGGAACCCCGGATCGGGAGCTCTAACAGGCTCCCCCGGGTTAATATTCTATCAGTTTACGATACAATTAAAAAAGGATCTAGCGGAGCTAAAACCCTTAAAAACAAACAAATAGAGGGGCCCTTTAGGGATATAAACATCAAAACCATTAAAAATTCTTCAATTCAATTACATTATGAAAAAACAAAAACTATTTCGTACCGGATACAACCGGGAACTGACTCCCTCAAGGGGAGAAGTAAACACATTGCCGTCAATGACACAGCCCGATATGGGCTATTCTTTACGAGAAATACTCGACAGGTTCACGAACGGCATGCCTCTAAACGTCGCAAAGTCGTATTACTACGAAGATAATCCTGACGAAGACTTTGACGCTTATGACGAAACCCGAAACCCCGATTTCGGTCTCGAAGATGCCTCACAGGCTCTTGATGAAATTAACGAAGACAACAACTTCAAAAAACATCGTAAAAAACATCAATCAAATCAAACTCAAAACAACAATCAAAACAACGATGAAAACGACACGCAAAAAAGCGAAACACTACCCTAATTGAGACCGACACAACAACCGGATAAAACGGAAGGGGGGAAGCTAGCGAGGTACGAGCGACGCAACCCCCCTGACTATTAACCGGTTGTAGAGGTCTCAATCGGATCGCTTTAGGCGTGGCGAGCACTATACATATTTATTTAATATATTAGTGCTAGGTGACACCAACGGTGAAACCTAAAAAAAACAACAGTTTTAAAACCTTTAAAAAATGATAGAAAAATGGGAGTTTTCATACCGATCGCAATGGGGGTTGCAACCCTCGCTCAAAGTATCGCCAGAGGGATACAAAGCAGACGAAATACAAAACGAACTATTCAGGCTCAAAAAGCGGAAGCTGAAAAAGCCTATGCGACCCAGCAAGCCGGGATTAATGCTCAAAACCTTTATAATTCCCCGGCGGAACAAATGAAACGCTTTGCAGAAGCTAAACTTAATAAGAACCTGATCTATACTCAGGGGAACCCCGGGAATCAGAATACGTTTGCACGTTATGAAGCAACAAGGCCGGATTATTCCGGTAATACAAACTACTTTGAACCCGGGAACGCTCTAAATGCGTATATGTCCGCTAAAGCTCTGGACGCACAAACCCAAAATTATCAAACTCAGGGAGAGATCCTCAAAACAGAAGCAGGCCTTCAGTCCATTAAGCTGAAATATGCTGACGATATGGCAAGGATTGCCTATAATAGCGAATACAATCAGAGCCAAATGGCTCAAATGAAGAAAGTCTTTCAGGACGTTGAATTCGGTACATTTTTTAAAGAGATCCCAACCGGACAGTATGACAAATACAATCAGCCAATAGTCCGGTATGAATTCGCAGACGAGAACGCCTCTCAGGACTTCGCAAAATACGTTCTAGCGAAATTCTCAAAAGATTATCAAGATCTTCAGAATGCCACAACCGAAGGCAGAAAGAAGCTTCTAGATGAGAAAATCAAGCAAAACCTATACGATCTTCAGAATTCCGGCCTTCCGTGGATGAATACGATAATAGGATTTTTGCGTATATTTGCCGGAGCATTATAGTAATAACTTAAAAATCAAAACAATGGCTTACAGAAGAAGAACATTCAGAAGGAGGTCTTTTAAGACTTCACGCAGACGCAGAGGCGGACGCAGAACCATAACTGTTTCTCGTGGCGGAATAAGGTTATGAGCTATGGGAAACAATATCGCCGACAAATGAGAGCGGGAGCTCGATTCGGCGGATACGGAAAGAGGCGGACTAGATCCGCTCTACGTTCTTTCAAGAAACGGAGATCTCAACAGAACCGGAGGAGATAATGCAATGTTTAACCCCGGAATCTGTCCCCCGACCCGGGGGCAAAGGAAACAAGGACCGCATTACTGTACCATGCCTTCAGTGTGTCGGTTGTCTGTCCCAACGCCGCTCTATATGGTCCTTCAGATTGGAACAAGAATTAAAGCGGTCGAATTCTTCTCACTTCATTACTCTGACAATAGCGGACGAAAATTTGGTTTTCGGCCATACTTCGCCGACACTCGTCAAGAGGGATGTACAATTATTCCTGAAGCGACTTCGCAAAAGGATCTATCCTCAAAAAATCCGTTACTTCGCCGTCGGCGAGTACGGAAGGTTAAGCAACAGACCTCATTATCATTTGATAATATTCGGACTTCCGATGTATCCGAATAAACTTCTAGAGGCCTGTTGGATCAATCCGGAAACGGATCAGCCTATGGGCTTTGTCCATGTAGGATCCGTAACCCCGGCGAGTATCGCCTATATCACAAAATACGTAATTCTCATTAAAGACCCTTTAGAGGGGATTTCAGACACTTTCCAACTTCAGAGTATAAAACCCCCTATCGGGGGAGAAGTGGTCGGAGATCGAAGGAAATGGCACAAAAACGGCCTATTTAACTACGCCGTTAAACCCGGCGGTGAAAAAGTGCCTTTATCTCGGTCCGTAAAGGACAAGATCTTTAACATTAACGAAAAAGAATTCATTCGACTGAAAAATGAGGCTTGGCGTAAAGTGAAAAACCAGCAAGTCGACCAGGAGAAGCCCGACTTTGCAGGAGAGCTCGCAAAGATCGAATACATCACAGAAACAGTAAAAAACAGAATCAAAAAATTACAGAAATTATGAAAAAAAATGCACTTTTTAACTCAATTCAGATCTCGAAACCACGTCGAAATTTATTCGACCTATCTCATGATCGTAAATTTTCCTGCCCGATGGGATATATTATCCCGGTGCTTGCAGAAGAAATCATCCCCGGGGACAAATGGCGGAAAAAATCATCTGTATTTTTACGCCTCGCTCCAATGGTCGCACCAATGCTGGAGCGTGTTAACATTATTCAGCATGATTTCTTTGTCCCTTACAGGCTTATATGGCCTGAATCAGAGAAATTCTTCACCGGAGGTGAAAACGTGACTGATCCCGTCGTGCCTTTCCCTTATATGCCTCTTGGCGGAACTGAAAAGGATCTGATAGTACCGGGCACTCTCCATGATTACATTGGCGGAGCAACTTGTGATCCCGCTGTTACCCCTACTGTGGCACTCAA